CCATATTGACCAGCTACTGTCCTCTGGCCAGTAATATTGGCCAAGGTGTTAAACTGTATATAGGAGGCTTATATGACAAAGCTAGTTAAGAGTGCCAGAACCTCTCAGTTTGCCGCAGCATTGCTTGAATTGAAGGGTAGGCCGCTATCATTTACTCAATACAAACCATTCGAGGCTATATATGACCTAGATCCAGATACGGCTGTATTAAAGGCTGGTCGTCAGATTGGTAAGTCGGTATCATTAGCAGGGCGTATTATCACAAAATCGATAGCCCGCAGATATTTCAATAGCCTGTATATAGCACCTTTCCAGATACAGGCCAAGCGCTTCTCTAACGCATATTTAGATGCTTTCGTAGAATCACCTATTATAAGAAAGCATTTTAAAACCAAGCAAGATGTCAATAACGTATACGAGAAAAGCTTCTCTACCGGCTCCAGAGTATACTTGTCCTATGCAGAGAACGAGGCAGATGCAGACCGCATCCGCGGTATCATGGCGGATCAGTTAGTTGCGGATGAGGTACAGGATATCTCTATGGATGCTTTCGTACCTATCGTGGAGATCCTATCGGCGTCAGATCATAGATTCAAGGTATTTGCAGGCACGTCCAAGAGCACGGCTAATACGTTGGAAAGATTGTGGTTATCCACTAATCAGATGGAATGGGCTATGAAATGCCCACACTGTAATAAATGGGTCATACCTAATAACTACGCTAGATGCCTACATATATGCAGCAATCCCTTAGGTCCCACCTGTTACCATTGTAATAAGACTTTGGACGTAAATAGAGGTCAGTGGGTAGCTGCTAAGCCTGACAATAAAATGAAGATAGGATTCCATTTACCTCAATTTATCATGGCGTCGAACACCAGCCCTAAAAAGTGGGGCGGTATTGTAGATAAGGTTATGCAGGCCCAGCATGGCGGTATGTATTCTCCTGCTACGCTATCTAATGAGGTTTTTGGTTTAGCGACGGACCTATCTGGTAAATCACTATCAGCTAAAGAGGCCCAGAATTGCTGTAACGAGAATAGGAAGGAATGGATTAAAGACAGACAACAGGCGTCTAAGGAGTTAGGTGTCTACAAAATAGCTGTCGGCGTAGATTGGTCTGTAACAGGTTCATCTAAGTCATATACTGTAATATCTGTTCTAGGCATCACGCCAGACAATAGACTATACCTGTTATACTCAGAGATAATACAAGGCACCCATATTCTCAGCCAAGTAGACAGAGTAGAGAAGATATTCAAGCAGTACGAAGCTGACGTATATTCCGGTGACAGAGGCGTAGGCGTTCTACAAGGCCAACTGTTGCAGAGAAGCTTGGGATATAAAAATGCCATCATGGTCAATTACGTAGCTGCCAAGAGAAGATTGCGCTGGGACCTTGCAGGGGGTTTCATGGCAGCCGATAGGACGATGTCTATGGATATCATTATGCAGCGTATGCGGAGGGGATCCGCTAAGTTTGAAACTCCATGCTGGGATTTGACCCACAATATGTGGGAGCATGCTTTGTCCATATTCGAAGAAGAGATGCAGACAGGAAGAAGAGTTTATAGACATGAGGAAGATGAGCCCGATGATTGGTTCCATTCCATATGTTTCGCATATGTAGGATTAGAGTATTTAACCAACAACTACTCTATGGTAGAATGATTTTTACATTACTGGAGAACCTAAATGAGCAATGTAGAAGATTTAGAATTATACACTGATGAAGAAGCATTCATCGTTAAGCAATTGTTAGATGCTGAGAAGTCTATTCTCGGGGAAGACCCGCCTGTTACGGAGAGTAAAAAACCTGAGAATAAGGATTACTTATTGGCTATCTATGATGACTTATTGACAAAAGGGGAGTACATCGAGACCTTCCAGGTTGCTAAAGGTATCAATGTGGTGTGGAAGTCTAGAACGTTAGGGGAAGCCAACACTATCGCACGTATCATTGATTCAGCATCTTTCTCAACCGTCATAGCGGTGCAGAACCACACGAACACATTAAATATGGCATGCTCTTTAGTAGCATTGAGAGGCAAGTCTTTTAAAGACGCTAAGTTAGGCGACAAGAGATCTTTCTTAGAGACGTTACCAGAAGTGCTTATCATGAAGCTATCTGAGTCACTCTCAAAATTCGATCGCAAGGTCGCAGAAGCTGTGGAGTACGGCAAGGAAAATTTTTAAAACGTCTCTGGGCATTGGATAGGCTCACTTTAGTCTCTAGAGGGATCCCGGTACCTGAACTGGGGTCCATCCAGGACATAGCCCTTAGACACGTCATGCAACGTGAGCGACTCATAAGATTTCACACTCAGCGAGTAATAAGTACATCATCATTAGTCGGTGCAGGAAGATTAGACCCATCAAAGCTAGTAGACGCCATGAAGGAGTACTTGGAGGTGGAGATAGCAGGCAACGATATCGGCGAAAATAGGGATATGCGAATGTTGGAAGAGTATAATGAGATAAAGAGTCTTAATATCACTGCCAACGTGAATACAGATGGTGTATTAGAGGTTAAGGGTCTTAAATAATGGCATATAATGATTTAAGGTATCTAGGCGCTGCTAGTGGATATACGGCAGCTCAAAGCGCATACTCCCCTATGGGTATAGGAGAGGGGGCGTATGATACTCCAGGATATGGAGAAGGATATAGACCATTATATGGGGAGTCTACCTATGACCCCTATAACCCATGGTACCAAGGTAGGGGTGCTGGGCACTACATATGGAATGCATCCAACGCCTTTGCCCCTGGTCTAGGGATGGGATCTGACCTGCCCTATTACCAAAATGCCTCTATGCATACCCAATACGCTGGTGGGGCGATCATTAATCCCCTACCAGACGCTGCGATGAATTTTGCACAGCAATATGCTCTTCCGTTTGGAGCATACTATGCTGGATATAAGATACATCAGGCTGCTAAATTCAAAGCCCGCGGCGCTATAGGCGGAGTTATGACGGGTGTCACCGGGCATCAAGCACCTAGAGTGCATTTAGGTACTGCTATTGGCGAACGGCTTGGTATGGGTGCCGGTAGAGCCATAGGCGCCCCAATAGGCTATGCCAGCCAAGGTCTGTTGGGTATAGGCTCCGCAGGGTCTGTGGCCAGGGGAGTAGGCCTAGCAGGATCTTTGGTAGGTGGCGCAATAGGCGCCGCCGCCACGCCAGCATTAATAGGCATTGGTATCTCCAGTGCTTTAAATGCCGCTATATTTCAACCATACGTAGACACTAGACGAATATCACAGGCGATACAAACTAACCTGTCCAATAGGATTATAACAGGCAGCAACGCAGCTCCTAATAATATGCTGGGTATGTCTGCTACTGCAGCCACATCTATTGCATCAGGTATCTCAAACTCAGCATGGGAAGACTTCGGCTTCTCCAATGCTCAGTACTCTTCTTTAGTAGATTATGGTATGCAGGCAGGCCTGTACTCAGACCTAGGATCTGGCTCTATGAGCACCAGAAACATGGTAGAGCGCACTAAAAAGCTAGCCTTGGATGTCAAGAAGGTTATGGAAGTCTTTGGTGAAAAGGATATGAGGGAGGCGGTTGGTCTGTTATCTCAATTTGCCAAACAAGGCGGAATAACCGGCAGCTATGAGACAACCTCTGCTCTAGGATCCTTGAGACTAGGCACCTTGATGACAGGCAAGTCTGCTAGGGAGATATACGATGTAGTAGGTGCGGCAGGCTCTATGGCTGCCCAATCCGGCGGTATGTCAGGGATAGCAGGGGTGATGACCGCCACTAGCACTTATGCTGGTATGGCCAATGCACAGCGTATGGGGCTAGTATCGGGACGCATGCTAAGCCTATTAGGCGGCTTGGAAGGTGCTACTGGGTTAGCTACTAATGCCAAGGTAGCGCTGGGTATGAGTGATTATAACAGAATAGCCCTATACTCTCAGTTCTACGGAGGAGGAACTTCAAGTAACATCATGGATAATATATCTAGGTTCTCCAATCTGATAGGAAAGGATCCTTTGACAGCATATGGTAATATGGCACTTCATGGTCAGGAGATGAGAGATGCGCAGCTGCGTGCCAATCCCTTATCTGCATACCTACCTATGATGCAGATGTTACAAACCATGTACCCAGGTAAGTCTTCGTTTACAGAAGGTCAACTAGCCGGTGTAATGAAAGGCCTGGGAATGGATGATGCCAGCATCAAAGCTGCATTATTAGAGATCGCCAATGCCAAGAGAGGGTACGGCAGGGACGTACTTACAAAGAGTCAAGCAGATGCATATAGACAACATCTAGAAGGTGGAGGATGGTCATACTTCGGTGCATTGGGAAGAGAGGCTAGATATGCTACGTATAGTGCAGGACAGGCACTGGGACATATCGGTGAGTTCCCCAAAGAGGTGATGAGTCGCGCTGAGGATTGGGTATCTGCATCTATAGATAGATTACGTTTCGGTGCCTTAAACACCGGATCTACGTTCTTAGATGCATACGGCGGAGATGGTAAGGCTTATGACATCTACGATATAGATTCTATGAGAGGGCTGAATGCGAATATTGCACGTCGAATTAATGAAGCCGCATCTGGATCCGCTGGTGCTGATGCAAGGGACGCGGCTAGGAGATTCCTAGCTAACGGAGGCACAGGAGCAGACGTAACCAGAATATATAAAATGTTAGGGGAAGACATAAGCAGCACTGCGGCGTATGATTTTGCCAATGGTAGTACGGGTATTCGTAAGGAGACGCATATACCAAATAGTAGACGTGTTCGAGATGATGATGCTCAGATGTCCCAGTTATCCCTACTATCCGGAGAAAACAGAGCAGGACTTGGCGCGTATAGGCCTGGCAGTAGGGGTAGGGGTAGAAAGGGCCAGTTTGTCCGCGACCCAGATAATAGAACCTCTAGACTAAAAAGCTCATCTCCGGAGGCACGCAATGCCTACTACGCAATGATAGCCGCAGTAGTGCAGGGTAAATCTCCTGCAGAAATAGCCCAGTTACTTAATGACCAGCCTGATGCTGTGCGTGCGGAGGCCCTTAAGCTGCTAGATCCAGCTATCATGCATGGTATGGATTTTAAAGGCGGCTCTGAGTGGCTTACAGGATTACAGGGTGGAAAGATATCGGCTTCGGAGTTGCAGAGTAGGCTATCTAGAGTATATGGCGTCAGGGAAATAGACGAGTTGATAAAGAATCCAGATATGATTCAGGATCTATCTACGAGGCTTGCCACAGATAAGGATGGTAGGTTAAAAATAGCATCTTCTGAAGAGCAAGATTCCCTCATGAGATCGTTCGGAGTAAATATATCTGGTAACTTCTCTAGAGGAGCCATGCTTCAGGCTAAGTATATAGAGCAGCTATCCGGAGTAAAAAGTGCAGAGGCTCAAGGCAAGCCTTTTGAGAAGCTGATGACGGATAAAGTGACCTCTATGGATGGATCTGGGGATACATCTTCTAAGACGATGGCCTCAGCCGCTAATATGTTTAGCCAGGCCGTTGCGGTATTTGCTGGCGTCGCTACTAACAAGGCACCTAATGATGTCTTGACTCAGATGAATAGTCTTCGTACAAACAATAAGACTTTACCAGAAGGAGGGGAGCCCCAATGATAGTATCTAGTAGAACTAAATCCATAACGCGCTTAGAGCTGTACAAGACACAAGTTCAAGCGGTGTATGACCGCATGCGTGCTGAAAACCTAGGCATACAATATATACCTGCCACCCTAGGTGGTATTGGTGGGCAGAGATTATTGCTTCAAGAGAAGACTGTGCTAGATATTACGGAGATTAAGAGATGAGTATGTGGAATACTAAAAATGAGGCTGCACTATCAAGAGGTGTTGATGATCGCGTACCTGGCGTTAAGGCTAGGTATTACTTCCCTACGGCACCTGTAGGTAATAGCAATCCATCTCACTCTGGCAGAGGCAATATAGCTACCATACGCCTATTGAACGCTTCGCCTACTAGTACAGGTAACGCCGTTCAGGATAGGATATTAAAAGAACTAGCTGCCACTGGTAGTGAGGGGAAGAATCCAGGCAACGGCGTAACTTCATTCCTATTACAAAGTGTCTCCTATCAGGACTCAGAGAAGAGCATGGTTATGCAAACCTTCGGCGATGACTCTGCGGTATATTTCTTGGGGCGTTCTCCTAGGATGATGAGTTTTAATGGCATCCTTCTAGATGACGCAGTTAACAATTGGTTCTATAAGTTCATGGTGGCTTATGATAAGTTCTTGCGAGGTACGATGATAGCCAGGAAATTCCGTTCTATCTCTGTAACCATGCACAACTGCATAGTTGCAGGGACTATAATGGATATGAGCTATTCTCAAGAAGCATCTACGGATAATACTATAAGTTTTAGTTTTTCTATGCTTGTAAAACAGTACGTCCCTATAAGTGCTTACAGGGGTGGTAGCGTCTACTCAGATAGAGTAAAGGCTGCCAGCGGCACAAATATGGATCAGAAGTTATCCGCATTACTGGCGAAAGACGTAGCAACATTAACACCGAAAGATATACAGAGAATATCTAGCAGGGCCAACCTCACTTTAGTAAGAAATGATGGGTATCAGGATGTCCTAGATGCCTTTAATCTGAGCACTACTTTGAATGCAGCTAGAGGCCCATCTAATGTAGACCTTATAGGGCAGTTGATAGTGGGTAATAATGAGTTCGGCACATTCATACTTCCTTATGTCTCTAGAAGAGCTATCGCTATAGGGGCACTAGGTGATCCTGTTATAATAAGCAATACCTCTATGTCAGCTCCCGGTACATACGATAAGATAAAGCAAAGCTATAAAAATATAAACTCTGAAGTAGAGGAGTTCCTATATGGCATGGAGAGAGGTATTCGTAGTATAGATTCATGGTTTACAAGTACGACCTCAGCGGTGTCTGGTGGTATAAAAACCTTCTTGGATCCAGTAACCAAAGTGGTGAAGGCCGGAAGTAGAGCGCTGACATCTATAAAAACCTTGGTATCTAGTGTACAGACTTCCGTGGACAAGATATTTGAACCATTGGTGCAGTTACGTCAAGACTATAATGAGATGAGACGAAACCTAGACAATACTGTAGGATTAGTAGTGAATCTACCAGACACCGTTTCATCTAAAATATCAAACAATATACGGTTGGTCAGATACGGAGGTATGGCTTCGCTAGGAAGCATATCTGGTGGTGTTACTAGCGCAGAGGCAGCTGCTGTACTAGCTAGACTACAGCCAAATAGCGTAGAAGCTATGGGTATCATATCTATTCAAAGAGCTGTCAATACCGAAAGTAGAGTACTAGCATTATGAAGTCATTTGCAATCTTCCTCTTATTAGAAAATCCTTTGTATTCAATGTCTATTGCTCCTCCTTCAATTAGAGCTTTGGCAGATAGGCTCTTCAGACCTGTCACTAAGATAGTAGAGGATGATTGCAATACGACTATCGGGTTAGAGAAAGGAATACGATCTATCATGGCAAATTCCTGGTCCCCTACAGAGAATCCCGCGGTTACGAAATACGAGTATGAGCATTTAATAGACTTAGACGGTAATCCATTTAGCAACGCTCAGTTACTGCAATACATAGGTGATGGGAAGGATGTTGTACGAGTTAGACATATAGGGCATTGCGCCTCCAAGGGAGGTGTATGTAAGAAGTGTTTCTATGCACACCTATTGGCATCTACTTCTGATTTTATAAGCCCAACTACCAATGATATTATCACCCCCTATTATGACACTCCTCCCGCTCAGGCGGAGATATCTATACCTAATATAGGGAGTGTTACTAGGATATTTGCTAGTAGGGGCGAAGTAAAACCATTCAATGCTCCTTCTCAGAAGGCATTATTTGCATATACGTGCGAGTCGTTTATAGGATCTATTATCGGCGCAAAGGCATACGATTCTTTCCCTCTACCCTTAAAGCCCTCCATATTATCTATGGGTATAAATAGAAATGTATTAGATAGAGCATTAGTAGAGACATCCCCGTCGTTGGCGGAAACACACCAAAGGTTTATCAGCGATATAGAAGACCCTTTGTATAAAGCATTGGCTGTTGTTATACTATACTTATTATCAGGGACTGACCCTACGGCGCAAATACCAGAGATTCCACCAAAGGCATCTCCTACGTACCTATTAAACGATGATTGATTATGGCGACAACATTAAGACCTAAACCAGTAAAGGTGGCATCCCCCAGTTTGTCACCAGAGACATCTGACTATAGTGCCAGACCTAAGCTTGGTGCTATTCACATGGACTTCAAGCTGTACATAGAAGGTGTAGAAGTACCTTTTGAAAGTATAACCATATCCAGTACTTACGGGGCACTCCCTGTAGCAAGCGTCACTGTACCATACCTCCCGTTTCTGCAGGAAATGGCTAGAAACTATCCTGCTAAGGTGCATATATTTTTCAAAGATGTAATCTCAGATAGGACTCTAGGATCTACGGTCAGAAACCGGGATAAGCACATTTTTCGTTTATTATTTTCTGGCGTAATAAAAGGTGCCTACTACCAGAAGAGCAAGGGGGTAGGGGGCGCATCAACTAATATATCATTCCAGTGCGTACATAAAAATTACGTCGCGTCTGAAATATTAATTGGCTTTGCTAGTTTTAATCTCAGTGATATAAGCAATGCAAACTTTGATGCATCTAATACTGCCACGTCCAAGACAGCATTGTGGAACCCTACTATAGCTGCTCAGCAGGCGATGCAGGGAGTGGATATTTCTGGCACCAAGGTCTTTAATCCATCCCTGATACAGCAAGCAGATGAGTCCGATACTGTAGGCATACCAGGGCAGCTAATCCCTTACGCTAAACAGTTCGCAGGCATACCAGGAGTCATACTCAGGCTATGGAATATTCTATGTAAGGACTCTTTCCAATTCGCATATGTAATGGATCATATGAAGAAGATCTACATACCGCTAATGTACAATATCAAGTATTTTGAAGGTATGGCGGGCCACCCTATCGTAGAGAACCATTTACAGAAAAATAAGTTACCGGCAACAAAAGCACTTACAGGCACCGATACTGTAGGTAGCTCCTATTTAAACCCTATCGGCGGCTATGAGACAGGCGTCGATGTTACTTCTCTCGGAGCAGCTAGTATAGACGCGACATTAACGGCGGTTGCCATGGGTTTGAACCAATTCAATGGTAATACGCCGCTCCCAGAGATGATCGGTGGATTAGCAGGCACCTTGCTATATGACGTCGTAACTTTAAACTCTCCTGTCATGAGAGTGAGTGTCAAAGAGGATGTTGCAGAGGTGGAGGGTGCTTCCGTAGGATTTTTATCTCAGCAAGAAGATCCCGTAGCTCCTATAGAGACTATAGTACATCCGAATATGAACTTATACTTCGCTCCTGCATGTAACGTGATATATCCAAATATGTACCGGCATATATCGGTAAATGATCTATATGACGATGCACCTACGCGTATTACATCTAGAAGCCCAGCCATAGGCGGCGACAGCAACGAGATAACTACATCATTTAGATACAGATCACCATACAATGTCCGGGAGGCTAGTTATAAGAGATCTGTATATGGAGCATCCTCGCCTGGGGCAGATATAATAAACTCTGTTCAAATATACGAAGAGACTCCGGCATCACATGAGATGGGTAGAGGTATACGTCCCCAAATAGGCACCTTACCGGCATGGACCCAGTACATATCTGCAAAGGTGGAAAGAGAACCCTCCGCTAATGAAGATAAGACCACTGATTGGCGTAAAATGCTGATGGATTACAACGACTACCTATACTCAGTAGCTTTGTCTAGCTACAGAACAGGCCAAGTATCTTGCGTATTCAATCCGTATATCATAGTTGGATATCCTATGGATATAGTGGATCCTAGTCCGCTACGCCCTAGCCATCATGCTTTCTGCACATCAGTAGTCCACTCCATATCCTCTTCCGGGGTTACTACAGAGATAGGATTTAGCAATGCCATAACTTTTGAAGAATTATACGTATATGATACCCCTACTACGCTACCATGGATTGCAGACCTATTAGGAATCAGACGTACTGGTAACAAAGATTCTTTCACTAGTATCGTTAACGTAGATGACGCAGCCAGATCTGCTGCTAACACATATTATGAGGAAGTGCTGGGAGTAGGAGCAGCTTTTGTAGACGAGTTGTCTGAGTATAAGTACTCAGATGGAGTACCTCCTCGAGGAGCCAAGAGTATCAACAAAGTCATGTCCACTATAGAAGATGCCATAGCTGCCACTAGACGAAGTGTGCAGACGATGGCCTCTGTAGAAGCTCTATTCGATTTCAAATTTATAAATACGATAGGGACTAGTGCTAATCAGCAAGGCTTACGCGAGTTCATATTCAGTAGCAAAAATCCACAATACCAATTTAACACAGATAAGGTTCGTCCGGGACACAACATGTTCCTAGACTATTCCGGATATGTGGTTAAGCCGGAATCCTCTAGACCGTACTCTGATAAGCAAATGTTTGATTTAACTGGCTCTACTTCTACAGCAGCAGTTGACAATAAAGTAGATACACAGGTCAATAGTAAGACTGACTGGGACGTGAGGGATGACTGGGTCAATCCATTATTGCAATTGAAATCTAAGCACCCAGATCACTATAACATGATAATGAGATTAGAATCAGAGCTATTGACCAATCCTTATTACAAGGCAGGTGCTTGGATAAAGATATTGCATCTTGAGAGTGGATTTAATCCCGACGCGCACAACCCAGTTGGCGGTGGAGCATATGGATATGGTCAGATACAAAATCAATGGAATGGTAGGTTCTTCGGTAAGAAGGTAAAGGATTATACCCCTATAGAAAACCTGAAAGTATCACAGACGCTATTTAAATCTGTCTTGGGAACATTTAAAAATGTCAATGATGCGGTAGTATCCTATAACCAAGGATCACCTCAGGTGCTAGCCGCTCGTAGAGCTAATGGTGGAGTGGCGCTATATAGCCTGTGTAAACTAGATATGGGTGGTGCGGTGTATTTCAATAAGATATTTACACCTCCAAAAGGAGGTCAGTAATGGCTGCAAATAAATTAGGAACTAATTTTAGCGTAGTATACCCAGATAGGTTCAGGGATAGTATTTCTAAGACCAGTTCTGCAGAAGAAGTATTTGTAGGGTATAAGTTCTGTGGCAATCTGCAGAAATTTTTGCTGGATTATGCCTCTAAACTAGATTCCCAAATACCGTTGTCAGACGAGGTAAATAGCAATGACAAATGAATTTAAGAGTAAAGACCTAGAGTTATTCGAGGCATGGAAGGCTAACCCTACGAAAACCAACATGGGTAATCTAATGGCTCAACTACATCCCCTGTTACAGAGAGAAGTTTCTTCTTTAGCCGGATCCGTACCAGTAGACGCACTTATGGCGGAGGCCAAGAAGCATGCCATACATGCTATCAGGACATATGATCCGTCTAAGGGTACCCAGCTATCTACCCATGTATATACGTGGTTACAGAAAGTTAAGCGTATGAACTATACCACTCAGAACGCGGCTAGATTAGCAGAGAATCAACAGCTTAAGTTCCGTGACTATAATATGGCTAGACAGGATCTATCTACTCAGCTTAATAGAGATCCGACGGATGAAGAAATGGCAAGGCATCTTGGATGGACAGCTAAGCAGGTTAAGAAGTTTGCTGGGGAATTATATAACGATCTGTATGAATCAGGATCTGAATATAATCCGGAGTTCACAAAATTCGATTCTAATCATATTGCTTGGGAATATGTTAAGAGTCACCTGACAGCTGAGGAGACTAGGCTATTCGATACTATCATGCTGGCAGAGCACGGACCTAAGAAGATGTCGGCAACGGAGATCGCAGCATCTCTAAATGTAAACCTTAATAGATACAACTACTTACGAGGTAATTTGGTTAAGAAGATTGCATCGCTGCAATCGGAGATTGGAGAGTTCTGATGACTACCCCCTCAGGTAGAGTATCAGCTAACACAGAGGTGCTACTACAGCACCTCTATTCTTTAGCCGATTCTCTTAGCAACCCTAACTTGGCTATGCCTTTTTTTAATATAGATCAGTTAAGCAACGAGGAGCTTATTCGAAAAGCTAAACTAGAAGCTAGTACATACTCTACTATATCTGAAATGGAAACTCAGAAGCAGATACACTTAGTAACTGCAGAGATAAGGGCGTATAATATGTCCAGAGTAGATAAGCAAGGTATGCTATCTTTCGCATCCGACCAGGTGGATAAGGAGATAGTAGGTTTTGAGCTGGAGCAGCTATTAAGCGAGCGGGCCATAGATCAACGTACGCTGGCACAGAGAGGTAGATCATAGTGACTGGTTTCGTAGAAAACACCAGAGTAGTGAAGGATATAAACCTAGCTGAGGGCGGCCTATATGATATCTTATATTTAGACTTAGTTGATGGATTCCCCAACTCTAAATTGATTTTTTCTTTAGCATCTACCGCCGAGAGTGTATCGGCGGAGGGCGTATCTCGAAGAGTGACGGGGTTACAGAAACTTGTGCAGCAATTTCTAAGGGTATTATTTACTTCAAGAGGGACTGATGTAGTAAGACCTTCTGTCGGTACCTCCATGCCAGATATACTTAGATATAGCAATATAGGGAATCGCGCAGAACTTGAGAATATGATACGATCAGAGATAGCCTCTGCCTCTACACAGGTTGCAGATATAACATCTACCCTTAGTAGTGAATATGAGGTATTACAAGAAGCGTCTCTGATAGACTTGGAGATAGGACAAGTAAGTATATCTTTAGGTATATCTATACTTAGTGCAGCAGGAGATGAGGCATCTCTATTCGCACCGTTTCCGAGATTTGATTTACCAATTAATGTGTAGGAGTTACAAGTGGCCTATAGTTTATATACTACGTTTGAAAATACTGTAGTTACCAGAGATGATCAGTTAGAGGCCGAACAGCTTGCTGTCAAAGTGCTAGAGGCCGCGTATCCTACACTAGATCTCAGAAGTGGATCAGGGCTATATGACATAGTAGTGCGTCCCACAGCCACCTTACTAGCAATGATCGGTAAGAGCTCAGAACAATTTATTACGGATAATAGAATTGATGGGATCACCGATGAGACGTCTACTGATGTTGTAGATTCTTTATTATCCAATTTCTTTATAGAAAGAAACTCTGGCCAAAAAGCGCAAGTACTGGTAAGGGTTAAGTTTGCCACTACTCTCCCTACGGATAGTGTCACTGTAAGTAGCTCTACTTATTTTTCTTCTGATAATGTCAATAAGTACATACCGATAACTACTTATTATTTAACTAAAAATCAAGAGCTTATATTGTACACTAGCATCTCAGAATCATACTGGTATGCAGATATCCTATGTGAATCAGAGGCCGAAGGTACTCAGTATAATATCCCTGGCGGCACAGAGTTTACTTTCTTCTCAATCCCAGATCCTTATTTTATCGGTGCAGTATGCTTGAGCGTCGTCCAGCAATCTATAAACACAGAAACTAATACCGAGTTTGTAGCGCGTGCTCCTGAAGCCATATCTACTAGAAACCTGATCAATAACGTATCTATACCTGCTAGATTGAACCAAGAGTTTAATTACATTAAAGACATATCCGTGAGTGGTTATGGTGATTATGAGCAGTACCGGGATTATAAAGAAATACCATCCGCCATACCGGGTAGAGTAATACCATTCCATATAGGCGGACACGTCGATGTTTATGTAAATACGCCTATAGTAAAAAGAAACGTTCAAGTAACTACTGATTCCGCTGGACGAGTCATTATAACAGGCGTAGACCCGATCATACGCATATCCCCAGCTACAGCCGCCGCATCTTCCACCCTAACCGGGGCGCCTTTGCAGACAACTAACTTGGTGACAGCAGGTGCTGTGGCAGGCTTCGTGTATGAGGATTTGAATTATACACAGCCAGGATTCTTTTACGAAAAAGAGTATGGCTACTCAAGCAAGCAAAACATCATCATATATCGTACAGGTACACCCTTACCAGCAGATTCTAGTTTCGATATAGAGGTATTGCAGTATGAAAATATATCCTCTATACAGAGCTACCTAGACGATTCTAATAACAGGGTAGTCAGTGGAGATTATGTGGCTAGGGGATACAACGTAGTAGACTTACAGATATCTATCTACGCGCAGGGTTCTGTCTCCTTATCACAAGATACTATTAACAGCATAATAGACACTGCCAGTGAGTATTGTGACAGCAAAGCTGGGGGTACTTTTACCGTGGCAGAATTGCTGACAGAAATAACACCTATGTTATCTGAGTATGTGGTAAGCTCTAACGTATATGTGAACTACGTACTCTATAACGGAATAGCTACTACATTTCCCCCAACAGGTGTGGCTAACTATAACGGCGTTATAGATCAGAATACTGTAATGGCTACACCTGGGCATGACGAAGCCTCTGCTCGCAAGGTAGGTAATAAGTACATATTCAGAGTAAACTCTTTAGAGGTTATAGGTATATAATATGCAATTAGATCAAGGGTTTAACTACGCGTATCTATACGGTCTCTCTGATTTCTGGGTAACACTATTTCAAGATCCGGAGGTAAATCAAAGACTGTTAGAGACAACTACTATATCTGCATCGGAAATATACAGTAGATTTCTGCAGCTGACATCTACAATATCCCTTGCGGATATATCTCAGGCCGTAGGTCACGATATACGACTGATAACTATTGATGTAGAGGAGCTCAGCGGTGGCGAGCAAGAGTTTACCCTACCCGAGAACTTTGTCGGGGCTGCTACTTTATCCGACAGACCATTCCTTCCTATCTCCATTCTAGAAGAGAATGTGGATTATAGATTCGAGAGTGGGAAGATTTTATTCTCTAAACCACTGTTAGACTACTCATTTCCATATTCCGTTACGGAGGAAGGTAAGTGGAGATTTGCCTTCTGGGCCGGTGATTGTGTTGTTGACGAAGAATTGATAGCCAAAGTATATGCTCCTCTGGTACGGGTAGATCCTCAAGCCAGCACAGATAGGTATCGAGATTTCATAAGAGGGTTGTTTTTCTTATACACTAATGGGCCGAACATTTCTTTCATGAATAGAGGCCTTAGTCTCGCATTAGGCATACCCCTGGCTAGGACCTCAGAGACGGTACTCTTAATAACGCAAGATGCTCAGACAGGTCAATGGATTGTAGTAACCGACTATAATGCATACACCCTACCTTATAGTATTCAGCCTACAGTATCCGTTGGTCAGGTATTGTCTTTGGGTGACGGATTAGCCAATGTCATAGAGATGAAAGACCACCTAATGGAGGATAATTGGTGGTTGAATTTGTATATACCCAAAACCATCATACCAGGTGGTGCCACTGCAGTTCCCGGTAGTGAGATTGATCTGTTAATGAAGAGATTTCTTAAAACGCATACATTCCTCGTTAAGGTTAACTGGACTCCTGGGTATGATATAAATGGGTTCGAGACGTTGCTCGATATGGTGCGTCAATCTAAGCCTGCATATACACTAGGAGTATTCGCTTGGGCAGTACCTATCGGCGAAGAAGAGGTCGATGTAGATGATGAAGGTGAAGGAGATTTCTATGCAATACCTACAGTTTATGATTCGGAAGATATTGGCCCTCGTGGCTATATCTACCGAGCTGATACGGCACCTGACCGTAGATCGGAAGCCTGGTTTATAAGATGTAACCGGGATCCAGACTCGATGATATTCCGGACAGAAGTGGATACAGTAGATCCCACTATACCAGTAGATGCCAGCGTATATGTGTATGGTTCAGGTGCCACTGAAGATGTACCTACATCAGATATGATACCTCTATACAATCTGCCCGAGGAAGAGGTGATATCCAAGTTAGATTATCTAGGCATATCTATGGCATCTCCTCTACCAAACATGGTAGGGGTCCAAGGCGCTCTTAGCTCCGACGCCACTATAATGACGCGTGATGAGGTATCCGTCCCCGCTGTAAATACTCTGGCATATAGTGACGTAGGTAGCACATACCAAGATAATATGTTTAACATAGAAGTCGATGGGTATGAGCCCGAGGTATATAGGACCTACTATCCGAATACCGGATCCCCTGTCAAAGTATTATTTATACGAATGGCAGATGGTTTGGATGTGTACTCAGCATATATAATTAAACCATCGAATTTCGTAGATATAGACATACCTACTATGGAAGACCTAAGTATTCAAATGGTCTAGAAAACTTAATATTGAACAATATTCATAGCCTGTTAAAATAGAATACAGCATCATTGAACTTAGCAAGGTACAGTCTAGATGAAAAACGTAGCTAAATTAGACATAGAAGGTGAGTTACAGATTTATGCCACGTCGATCAAGACAGGCAAACCTCTACTCGTGTTTAAAGAAATCAATAAAATAATGGACGAAGCCAAAGCCTACTTATTGAGAGCATTATATGATCCAGCTTTCGTAGTAGAGCCTATATCGACCTTCAAAGTTGGTAATGGCGGTACATTGACTCCCAGCGGTGTAGATGTCAAACCAGTACCAGGGGATAGAGTAGATCTGTTCACTCCGTATAATACTGGGTATACAAATACTGTTCCTGCACCATCCATTAGTATAGATGGTAAAACGGTTACCTTTAATTTCAGCGTACCAGATACGGATTTGAATGGTCAGTATATTAACGAAGTTGGAATGTTTAGATCTGGAGGTACGTTGTATAATATGAAAACGTTCCCCTCCATATTGAAGACTAGCGGCTTCTCTTTGACTTTTGTATGGACGATCAGGCATAAATGAGTAGACTGCAGTTTGTAAAAACACTAACCGATGACAAGTTCGAGGTGGCAGCTGTCTTAGTTGAGACAACTATACCCCCTAAAATATTCTATTATAAAAATGACGGTACCTCTCTCGGCCCATTTCAAGGGATAGTAGACGTAGAGCAGTTAACTAGATTCCCGGAATGGAATGGTGGCCCTATGGCAAAATTTGGAGTACCTTTTGTACGCCATAATGTAGGTATTAGAATTTTCGATACGGAAGCGGAAGCCGATCAATGGATCTCTGTCATTAAGATTGATGTAGAGAATCTACATAAAGAGATTCAGAATACTGAACCAGAAGTGATTACGTTTGATATTAATTGAGGTGATATATGGTGATTAGATTTATTAGTGTCGCTATTGCAGTGGCCATGTTATTATTAGTGGCGTCAGTAGCTCCAGATCAATTAGGAGTAACTATTGCAAAATTATCTTTGGTAACATTAGGTGCTATTGCAGGCTTCTATATTGACTCTGCGTTATTTCCTTATGCAAACCCGGATGAGTTTAAGAAATTAGCAGATGGTGAGCCGGATGAGGATATCCGAGTAGCTTATATGGATAGTCAGGATACTGCTGCAATTCGTAGAGCAGTAATCGTAGCAGCCGCTATTATCGGCGTATGTTTGGGGTTGTAATATGAGACTATTTATACTTGCCGTCTTTTTATTAGTATCTACTATATGCTATTCGGCACCTACTGTCGTGCCTAAGAGGGCGGCTTTGTATAAATCAGATCTGATAAGAGAGGCTAGGGCCGTTAATATTAATGCACCTATAGCTTTGTTCGCAGCGCAGATACATCAGGAATCTGGTTGGAAACCTGAAGCCAAGTCAGCGTATGCGGCTGGCTTGACACAGTTTACTCCGGATACGGCGAAGTGGATTTCTCAAGTATTCCCAGAGTTAGGTATACCCAATGTGTACAATCCCGTATGGGCAATACGCGCATTAGTGAGATATGATTATCGGCTATATAGTTCCAATCGTAAAATAGCCAAGGATGACTGCAATGGATGGGCTTATGCACTTACTGGATATAATGGCGGTGATGGGTGGAATTCGAAGGATAGAGGCTTAGCTAGAAAAAAAGGGATGGATCCATCCGTGTATTGGGGAGTGGTTGAGTTAGTAAACTCTGGTAGAAGAGAGGATTTCTTCCACGAGAACAGGGGTTATCCTAAAGCGATAATCATAAAACATCAACCCCCATATAGGACATATCTAGGTATGTATGCAGGTCCAAAAATATGCAATTTCTAATTAGCCTACTAGGCAAGACCCCTTGGGGTAGTGTAGGTAAGGGGTCTATACTTCTGACGGTCCTATCTAGCTTGTTATTTCTATATAACTCATATACAGATATGCAAGATGAGATACAAACACTCAAGACCACTAATTCCTTGCTTCAATCTAAGGTAACATCTCTTGAATATGGGTTAGAATTGCAGATTCGTAATCAACAAAAGGCTGACTCTATGTACTTAGAGTTAAAATCTGTGTATGCTATGCTTGATAAAAAGTTGGCGTCCAATAAAGCCACTTTGGATAAGCTTAAATCAGAGAAAGGTACACAGAATGAGAAGCTCCTTAATACTCCCCTTACTACTGATATCATCGATATCGCTAACGGGGTGCGTAAGCCCTAGACAGACCTCTACGACTGCTTGTACTGTCATTAAAGTTAAACCACCTGCATACCTTTACAGTGATTGTGGGGCTACTCCTATTCCTAGCTTACCACCTTCAAGTACCGTCTCTGACTTAATTGAACAATCCCTATTTAGACAGCGCGAGCTTGATAAGTGTGTAGAGCTGTCGGTAAAACTTAAATCTTGGAGTGACAGCAATTGAATCGTTACTTAGAAAAAATAGCTCAGACGTACGATAGAGACTATTACGGTGGTATGGTGGCTGCCGGAGCAGTAGGCGCGGCCACAGCCGGAGCATATCCAGCAAATGAGTACCTGCGTACTGTGGACAAGATACCTGAACACAAGATGCACGTGAATGCATGGCAGCAAGCTAGCGATAGGGCAAAAGAGATGATATCTAGCCTTCGCAAGAAAGCGGGACCACCAGTTTACGATAGCGACTCTCCTAGATACTTAGATAGGGAAAAGACGTTACGCCTCATGGATCAGTGGTCTGACGAGAAGTATATGGCAGATATGCACCTATCAGATCATAAGAGGAAGCTAGAAGATGTGATATCTAAAGCTCTGAATTATAAAAGGTTAGCTGTAGGTATGGGGGTAGCAGGCGGATTAGCCGGGGCTGGCCTGTATCACTATAAGGGTCCACATACGCAAGGTAATAAACATGAATAACCGTTACTTAGAAAAAATAGCTAGGTCTGAAGTCAAAGAACATCAGAGCCGAGTAATAGATAAACTCGAGAATAACAGTGTAGTAGCAGCTCACTCCATGGGCTCTGGCAAGACCTTAACAGCTCTATTAGCTGCAGAGAAGGCCCAGAAGAAATATCCTAACGAACATGTTACTGCTATAGTACCGGCATCGTTAGTTTCTAATATGAAAGACCAAGCTGTGCAGCACGGCGTAGATCTAGACATGGATAGGTTTGAGGTGACTACATATGACAAAGCATCTAATGATGTAAATCGCCTGAGACAAAAGAACCATTCCCTCATTATCGTAGATGAGGCACATAAACTCAGAAACAAAGATACAAAGCGATCTTCAGAGATAGAGAAGGTACTAAAATCTTCGCGCAAATCTTTACTGTTGTCAGGTACGCCTTCCTACAATAAACCAGAGGATATTGCCGTATTGGTTAATAAGGCTGCTGGCACTAAGATATTACCAGATACTGCCAAGGATTTCGAAGACAGATTTATCGGTAGGCGCAAGGTAGAGCCCGGATTATTCGCCAAGCATGTATTGGGTGTAGAGCCTGGTGAGGTGACCTATCTCAAGAATCAAGGTGAACTAAGAGAGGTCTTAAACAAGTATATCGACGCATATGATGCTCAAGAGCATAACGCAGGTGACTTCCCTACAGCACATCATAGAATCATCAAGGTTAATATGTCTCCGGAACAGAAGCGTATGTATAAGTTCCTAGAAGATGATATGCCTGCCCCTATTAAGTGGAAGATACGCTTAGGTCTACCTTTAAGTAAAAAAGAGTCATCTAACCTCAATGCGTTCTCCACAGGAGTTAGGCAGGTATCTAACAGCACCAAACCTTATTCCCAAAACCCAGACAGAGAGCCTCTAAGCCCCAAGCAATTAAAGATGGCCGATAGCATTGAAGAGAAGATGCTCTCCGATAAAAATTATCGCGGAATATCCTACTCTAACTACATAGAATCAGGATTAAAACCCTTATCTGAAGAACTGCACCGTAGAGGCATTAGTCATGCTATATACGACGGATCACTATCTCAGCGAGAAAAGGATTCTGTCGTAGATAAGTATAATAAAGGTGAGATAAAACAGTTACTTATCTCATCGAGCGGTGCAGAAGGCCTCAATACCAAGGGTACTAAATTGGTTCAGGTCATGGAGCCTCACTTTAATAAATCTAAGATAGACCAAGTGGTGGCACGTGCAGTGAGATACAAATCGCACGAGCATTTGCCCGAAGAAGAGCGTCATGTAGATGTAGAACACTATCACTCTATTATGGAGCCCGGAATTATAGATAAGGTTATAGGTCAGAAGACAAAGACCATAGAGGAGTATTTACATGAGGCATCTGAGACTAAGGATAAATTACGATCAGACATTATGGCATTGACAAAGGCGGCAGGTATTAAGATGAATAGATATTTAGAAAAGATAGCAGAGACAAGTGATTATGTAGTTCCAGTCTCAGTAGGAGCAGGATTAGGCGCAGGTGCGGGATACGGAGTCCATCAGGGTCTGATGAATAGGGCTGTAGCAGAACACGACGCCAGCGTAGCCGCACTAGACTCTGCAAAAGCTATATACAATGAACGAGTAGAGTTAATAAAGCAAATGAGGGCAAACCCACCCGATGTGAGATCGGTGATACCTTATATGAACCACCAAAGTAAGATACAATCTCTAGCAGAGGAAAATAAGGCACTACGAGCTACTAAGAAGTCGTTGGAGGAGGCTATTGAAGTAGCACGTACTCGTCTTGCCAGGGTTAAGGGCGGAGGTAAAGTAGCAATAGGAGCAGGCCTAGTTGGTGGAGCAGGCCTTGCCGGATTAGGTGCATATATGCACAAAGCTGCCAGCGAAGGATATGGAACAGCGTTACCGGTTGTATATGGCACTGCGGGAGACTTAAATGATAGAAATACCTAAGAGACTTCTCTTAGAAGCAGATCAGGATAAGGAAGTATCTGGGTATGTATACCCTGATCAGGACCGATACAGGGTCCCGATCACTTCTGAGGAAGGCAATATCGTAGGTTTTATGACACCTAGACAAGAGAATGGTAGGTGGAGAACTGGTGCAATCTATGTAGACCCAGAGCATAGAAATAAAGGGTATGCGAGTAGGGCTATTACAGATTTCTTTGCAGATAAGGCGGGTATGGCCTACATTGATGACGGTAACGAGGCATCAAAACAGGCGTTCCGTAAAGCTGGATTTGAAATTAATACGTCAGGGCCTACGGCTATGGGTTTGACACTATGGACTAAACAAGCGAGTCAAAGAATGAATAGATATCTAGAAAAGATAGCAGAAGCAAGTGATTATGCAGTACCTGTTACAGTAGGTGCGGGCTTAGGTGCGGGCTTAGGTCACCTAGCAAACAAAGGCTTAATCCACGCTAAGGGCATGGACTTTAATAAGGAATTACATAGGTTTGCTGATGTAGACAAGAAGCATTCCGATGTCATGAGTGAATACTTCCGCAGAAACCGTATGTCACCAGAAGCAGAAAAGAAGCTATTAGATAGAATGGATGCTTTAGCAACTAAGAGGGATGCAAGCAGAGAAGCGTTGAAGACTATAAATGATACGGCAGAGCATTTACGATTGAATCATAATAAATATCTAAAAGCAGCCGCAGCTGCAGGTGGCTTAGCAGGATTAGGTATTGCCATGAATAAGTCTGCTAGTGATGAGTATTCTACTGCGCTGCCTGTAATATATGGTGCTGCAGGTGCCGGTATCGGAGTAGGGGTAGGTAGATTACAGGGAAAATCCATCGATGCGGAGATAGCAAATGCATACCAATAAATATCTGGAGAAGATAGCTGAATATGATTGGAATAACGCCCCAAAAGATATGGGTATTGGGTATGGTATAGCAGGGGTTATCAGCCCAGCCATAGGTGCGTATATGGGTTTGCGGGATAATAATGAGAAGATACGACGACTAAAGGCTGATGCTGGATATAAATTAGGATTGCAGAGTCACTTGGACGAAGTTGATACCATACTATCTAGGAATAGAAAGGTATTGAAGATATTACCTGCTATTATGGCTTCTTCAGGTGCAATCGTTGGTGGGGTTGGTTACATGGCAGGTAAGAATATACGTGATCGACAATTAAGCAAGGATCTCAACAAACAAGCTGAGCACCCTTCAGATGACGTAGCGACTACTACTCTGATAAATAAAATAACTAACCCCATCTCTTGGGCAGCTAAGATAGATTTAGCAGGAAACACATCAACGAGAGTTGCTGCGTTAGCTTTAAATACTCTAGCTAGAGAGGCGAGCAAGAGTGACGAACACCACAATATCCCTGGCCCTATCCAGTACAGGGTTTAAATTCCCAACCCATGTAGGGGTGCTGCAGGCCATTAAGGAACACGATATAGACGTTGTAGAAATATCTGGATCGTCAGGAGGAGCTCTCATAGGAGGGCTCTTTTCTTGTGGCATGAGCATATCAGAATTAAAAGCATGGTCCGTAAATACTAATTGGGTAAAGTTCTTTAGAAGCGGACTACTCTCTGGCGGCTTAGTCAGCCTAGATAAATTTGAAGGCCACTTGCTAGAATTAACCTCTGGTAAAGTGCTGGGAGAAGTACCAAACCTACATATAACAGCGTGTGATATTAACAAACACTCCCTAGAGGTGTTGAACAGCGAATCCTATCCGGAGATGACCGTAGCTAAAGCTATAAGAGCATCTATATCCATACCTGGAGTATTTACCCCAGTCAGGCACGAAGGAAAGACTTTATTGGATGGTGCCATAATGAATACTCTACCCTTAAATTTACTAAAAAAAGATGTAGATATTAAAGCTGGAGTGCGTATAACCTACTCTGATGAACACCCTGTACCAGACACCTCCTCTATTGCCGTCATAGCCAGAAGATCTCTGTATATGATCGTAGATAGAGGAAATGCTTGGGCCCTCCCTAGGGAAGGGTGCCATGTGATAGATATAGATACCGGCTTCGCGGATGGATTAGACGTATTTATGTCCAAAAAGAAGAGACGTCTACTTATAAGCACAGGGCACGCTGATCTATGTACATTTCTGGAAAGTAACATTCATCAATGATTACATTCGCATCAGAATCCAGGCACCTATTTCTGTCCAATATGAATATAAAAATACCAGAAGACAGGGTTAATCCAATCGCTAGGTCAGATTCAGATATATATGCATATAGATTAAAATCTAATCGGAGGGGACGTAAGCCCCTACTTGCAAAGAGCATTTTAGATCGTTGAATAGATCTTCTTATTATATTCATGTACTATACTCCTCGGGAGCACGTTTGGTTATTAAATTACTAGCCTGATCTATGACCAATACTCTTCTATTAGATTCATGTATGCGTATTATACATTTCATGTACCAGTTATGATGTATAGAGAATCTATCATCAGAGTAATGAGGGCATGGCAAAGAAGACATAGAGGATCTCCCATATTCATGCATCCATATTCTTTGAGATGCTAGTCTAATCAGGTTCATATACGTACTCCTTGGTGTTGATCAATATACTTACTGGATCTGATCTGCTATCTAGAGTGGCAGTTACTCGGTAAAATATCTGGTCGTATGAGATAGGTATAGTTTCTCCGAGAGTTACCTGTAAAGGATCTTCATCATAGCACTTAGCTATGGCGTCTTTGATGGAAGATGATATGTCATTTCCTATGCCGAAGAATGGATAGCCTATTACTTGGGATATTACCATGATTAACCTCTACGGGATAAAGGGGAGCAGTACTCCCCCTAGTATTATTGACGACCTAGCTCTTCTTTGAGCTTTTGAGTGCAGTATTTGGTACAAAGATCTTTCACTTGGGCACACGTCATACCTTCGCTTCTATCTACCAAAGACTGTACATCTTGAGCATAATCCTCATCCAAAATAGAAGATACTAATCCTCGTCTACATTCAGCATCCATAGGACCTAAGTGAACTATGCGTTCTATCCTACCTGGACGGGTTACGGTCTTCTCTCCAGTAGATGTAACAGTCTCTTGGCCTATAGCCTCATCGACGTACTCAATCCGATTGGTGGTGATGATAAGGATTACGTTCTCCATTGAAGATACGCCACTTATTTTATTTAGTAAAGTATCAAAGCTTAGCTCACAAGTAGCATGTATAGGTTCCCTTTTATTAAATATATTATCGATATCTTCAATAAGGATAACTTTAGGGCAGCCTATATCTGAATTAGCAGAATCCCAAGCCTGGATGAAAGAGGCATCAGTCTGACCGTTGAGATAGATGAGATGTACAGGTATACCGAATTCCCTACCGATACAACTAGCTAACGTACTCTTACCGGTACCTGCCGGTCCGTGCAGTAATATGCCCATATTTATAGCAACACCTTTAGAGGCATACCAATCTGCTTTGGACAGCAGTAGACGTATATCCTCGACTATATCCATAATCTCCTTAGGATAGAACGCCCCCCTAAACCCACCCTCCTCTATAGAAGGGAAATGTATCTCGGAAGGGTCTATACCTACGATGGTATTGCCTTTAGATAAGGCATAGTCTAAACAAGCCTTGTTGTGGAACGTGACATCTCTAGAGGATATATCCCTATCCCCCCACTGGGGCTCTGTGTTACGTGCAGACGCTGACTTAAGGGCGTGCTGTAATTTATTTACCCCATTACCTTGCAGCGGGGTAGGGGCAGGTATAATGGCTTGGCCTACTACCATATCGTCTGAAGAGGCTACGTGTTCATGTACTGAAAATCTATAGTAGTACACTTTATTGACAGTGAGTGTTGATCTACTAGATGTAAACTGATATATATCATTGGCCAAGTCATCCACATCTATATTAAATAAGAATATCATCATACTAGAGTGATGGTATGCATTCTCTATATGCTCTGGCGTAGTACCTAGTAGCGCCTTGGGTATTACCATATGCCCATTATGGTATCTAACTATAGTATAGCTCTCTATAGAAATCTCCCCTATTCTACTTCTATCCACGATAATTACAGGTTTCTTATCCTTACCTTTACGAATAGGCAATAATGACCTCATTATCTGCACCGCATTAGCTCTAGAGTATTTCAAGCTAGCATATCCACTAGGGTCAGAGTGCGTGGATAGTACCTGTAGGACTTGAGATATGAGAGGTATATTTATCTCCTCACATCTTGATATCATAAATTCCCGTATATCGTGGCTAGCTAACTGCAAGCATACAGGTGTCGTCATCTTACTTAATACGTACGCCTGGCTATGGTATAGGATCCTGTCTAGAGTAAAAGACACTTGGGATGATATACTAGGTAACAGGGCGTCATCAATTATATGTTTGATAATACTATTCATTTACTACACTCCACCAATTTAGACAAGACAAACCCTTTAATTAAGAATTGTTCTATGTTCATTTGCTTAAAATCTCTGTGATAAGGTTGTTACACGCTTGGGTAAATTGCTCGGTATCCATGTTCCTATTATCTAGGACGTAGTCAAAGCATCTATCAGGTATAGAGTACTCCATACGATTATTTGTGGCACTAGATGTTACATCTCTAAGCAGTTTTATAGTAATAGCTCCTTTGTGTATCATAGCACCGTACTCTAACGCATCCCTCATGTCAGTAACTATACTGATCTCACCTAAACGATTAGTTAAGTGATCTACCCAAATATCGTATCCTAGAAGGGCCCTTAAGCCCTGTCCTACGTCGATCAGTAGTTGCCGTACTGACTTACCACCTAACCCTGGTGGAGTACTCCTCTTACCATCTTCTGTATGTAGCTGTTCCCACGTAAGACCATACATGGCCATCAGTAAATGCTTGACCGGATCCGCAAAAGCAAGCACGACAGATCCAGGTAGGCGTTCTTGCAGTAATCTACCCAGAGTGTCTTTGCCACTCTGAGCCTTACCATGAATAGCTATAATCATATTACAGTTTCTTCTTAGATGATTGAGGTCGTAGAAGATCGTCAAGCAGGTCTCCCAAGAGTTGGGTAAACACGGATGTTGATCCAGTATCTCTTGCCAGGGTTTTGACTAAAGAACTAGCACTGACATTATCCGGTGCTTCTTTGTATGCTTTATTTGACGTGATCTTTTGCGCCTCGGGGGTGTATGACTTGTATCCAGTACTGAGGGTTGTTCCACTTTTTATCTCCGTAGCCCTGAGCTTCTTTAGCTCTCCTTCCAACTGACCTTCCGTGCATACTAACTCTAATTCACCATCCAAGATACCGTTAGGGTCTGATAGATTATACATCCTAGTTGCATACTTATCAGAGACAGGGTCGGAATCTAGGACTCCGACCTCCTCTATCATCAGAGTTATCTGTACATATCTTTTAGACATGTAAGCTAGAGATCCCAATAAGGTTTGACGCTTGTCCAGCTATCATCATCGTATAGATCCTCATCCGTCAACTTTCTCACTTTATTAACCCCTCTCTCATAGGATGACATGTTAATAGGCTTGGTATCCTCTCCGTCTTCCAATGCAGAATTAATAGCAGTCCTAACTACTGGATTCATCTCTTCCTTCATAGCATCCACAGACTCCTCCAAGTCATCAGCAGCCCTAGGCATAAACGTCCAAATAGCACCTATCACTACGCTAAACAGTGCAGTTAATGCAGCTGAGTTCCTGACGTCAATAGCCGCATCCCGTGCAGATCCTATCCTAAATATTGTCAAAGCAGTAATAGCAGCAGTTCCAAGTGCAGCCAATATACCTTGCTTCAATCTATTAATTTTTACGGACATTATAGGTACCTCTACAGTGGAGTGTAAAGCACACCCCAAAGTAGTTATACCAGCTTTTTACCATTCTAAAGGCGTAGCTTGATAGTCTTTATTTCTTCTTTCAAAGGTGTTGGTATTACCAGATTCTAAGGAGGAATAATCATCAAACCACGGGACTGAGTTCTTGGTATTGTATATAATCGGTAAATCTACTGATGATGCTCTTCTATCTACAATACTCTCTACGAAGCCGCTGACAATACTATCAGTAAGACCTAATACCCCGTCTTCTATGGTATGGATACCCCACGCCTTCTCTACGTTGCATCCTGCTTTGTAAAGCTCTACGCGCTCCTCCTCTAGGTCCTTAGTATATACATGAGGGTTCTCTCTACGGAACGCACGGTATAGGTGTTGGAAGAAGTCTAGATGAGTCAACTCATCTCTTTGTATATACTTAATCATATCCACAGAACCACGCATCTTCTTAGAAGCGCGTCCTATGGCGTACATGTTCAAGAATCCGGTGAAGAAGTACACGCCCTCTAATATGATATTGGTATCAATTGCCAAGGCCATATTTCTTAATGTAAACCCTTCTGACTTTACTCTACGCGCCTGCTCCATGATAAATGTGTTCTTCTCATGCAGGATAGGGTTGACAGCATGCATGTTATATATCTCGATGGGGTTAGGGCATGTAGCCTCTACCATTTGAGAATAGCTCATTACATGAATCTCTTCTTCCCATATCTGTCGATTTAGTACTCGCTTGATCTCATGGCAAGTAATGTGCTCTGACAAATTGCTTGATAAGTTATCTAACTGAATCGCATCAAGATTTGATAAGAAGGCCAGAGTCTTATCATAGCATTTACGATACCCCTCGGGTAATGTCTCTTTTTCCCTACTGTCAGCCGTTAAGTCAACAACGTCCGGGTGCCAAGTGTTGTTGGTCATCGTGCGCAATATATTGTCTGTCCATGGGTATCTGAGAGGTCTAACGCCACGATATGTGTCTTCTGGACCCAGTACTATTCGTCTAGCATTGACCATTTCTATTACATTTACATTCATTTTAAAAATCTCCTAATCGCATCTACTTTAGCTTCACCTTGACAGGAAGCTCTGTTGAATTTATCTAGGTCGGCGCCAGATACGCCCAGTAGGGTATCGCCTTCAGGTGATCTAAGCAACGCTACTATTCTACCGTCAGCTGTCTCGAAATATTCTTCCGATATAAACCCCTGTACGTTCAAGGCAGGATCTATCTCTGATGTCATTGCAGGGGGTGTATCCTGAGTCCTAATAGCATACATACCAACCCCATCTAAGGCAGATAAGGCCATTCTCTCTATTCCGGATACCTCCACTATCTCATACGGAGTACCTCTCATCATTAGAGGCGCTATCCTAGTCATAAGAGCATGATTGGAGGAGTATAGAGTATCGCCTATCCACTCCAGGTTTGCGGAATGTGCCGCATTTAATACTGCTTTTAAAGCGTTCTGGAACATCTGTAAGTCTCCTCTGGATTTATGTAACAAGCGTCCCCTGTATGTGGCTTGAATCCTACCCTAGCACCATCCTTAGCTAGGTACAATATACCATTTCCATATGAGCTTCTTTGAAAAGACAGGTCAGATGCCACCATGATATTGAACTGCTCCTTTCCGATAGGTAGCCAGTGATTTGGGATTACTAAGTTCATAGTGTAATACCTCGTAATCTTCTTAAAACGTCTTGAGGTGTATGCCCATCGAAGGGATAAAGCGCCTCATCATAACAAGGTATATTGAACAGTGACCAGTCTTCCAAAGGATAGTGATTAGATATCTGCCCTTCAGGTAAGACTGCAACTACTATAAACCAACCACCTCCAAAACAAGGCCCCTCTTCTCCATGATGTCTAATAGACTTGTGGACCTCATACTTACCTAAAGCTGCCCACTCATTAAATAGGGCAGCGTTATATACCTTGCGAAATTCATATAATTCATTAAATGTGTGATACCCGTCGGATACTTCCCCGACGTCTACACCTTCTGGTAATTTAAGTAAATTCATCTCTTTCACCCATACTATGCCTAGAGGTTAATAGCGGGGTTTTCACCCCGCCGCTGTTATTGACAAGACTCACACGCTTCTGGATTATCAATAGAGCAGTAAATCTCTTCTTTCTTAATTTCCTGCTTACGCGAAGCTCCTGCATTTACGCCGCGCAAGTAGTAAGTAGTTTTTAATACCTTCATAGCGAAAGATCTCCAACCACTTATAGTAGAGCCCCTTACCTTAGTTCCATCGGGGTATTGCATACCAATTGGCAAGTATAAATTGGTGCTCTGCGCTTGGTCAATATAGACTTGGCGCACACCACCTGCTGCGATAACCCAATATTGGTCTACATCCCTAGCTGTCTGAGCTTCTTCCATAGATAAGTACTTCAGGGTAGGTGCTCTATCGATGAAGTTACCAGATAAGTTCTCTTTTACATCAATCAGTTCTAGAGGTAGTTCCGTACAGCTCGTCGTACCAACGATATGGCTGATAGTGGCTGTTGGAGCAATAGCCATTACGTGGCTGTTACGCATACCCTTACTTGTCTTAGCTCTCAGCTCGATATCGTCCTCATAGTCCCAGTCAAATCCCGGTATTAAATCCAATGCCTCTTTGGGTGCGGTATCATAAGGCAATACCCCTTTCGCCCACTCACTACTTGCAAACAATTCATAAGAACCTCTTTCCTGAGCCAAGTCTGCAGATGCTTCAATCGCAAAGCGAGATACTTTCTTCATCATAGTAGCTGTCCAGCGTAAGTGCTCCATAGTATCAAAGCGAATACCATACTGGGCCAACCACTCCGTCTCTCCCATAATACCTAGACCGATTGCTCGCTCTCTATTTTGAAACTTACGTCCATTTTCATGAGGTACTAATCCTATAGACACTACATTGTCTAGCATACGTATAGCCGTACGAACAGTTTTCTCTAACCAACTATCGTTATTACGGTATTTGGCCAGATTGATGGATCCAATATTACATACGGCAGATACCTCATTGGGTGCTGTATTGAGGACTATTTCCGAACATAAGTTACTACTGCGAACAATACCTGTATCCTTCTGCATACGACGACGATTGATCATATCCTTATTGCCGTGGTAATAGCTGCCTGTCTCGAAACCGGAGGCAATGATTTTCTTCCACAAATCTATGGCAAGTACTTGTTTACGGTAAAGTCCCTTTGCTTCATAGCTCTCATAAATCTCACGGAACTCATCCCCGTAAGTCTCTAGCAACTCTGGGCACTCATGCGGATCGAATAAGCTGAACACAGCGTTTGGATCTTCTTTACGCTCCAGTAATACCTCACAAAGCCATACCGCTGTCTGTAAGTCAGGGGTGCGTTGACGAGGGTCGCCTGTCTCATTTTTCAACTCTAAGAATGCCTCAATGTCCGGATGCCAATCACTCAAATACAAAGCACCTGCACCTTTCCGTTTGCCCATCTGATTAAATGCAGCGATAGTTGACTCGGCCATCTTAGCAAATGGGATAATACCACCAGACTTACCACCTGTACCGGCAATAAGAGATCCTGATGATCGAACCGGGCTCATATCGATACCAATGCCCCCAGATAGTTTGGAGTAATGCCCAGCCTCTGTACAGGTGCCAGTAATACCTTCGATAGAGTCTCCCATAGATAACAAATAGCAACTAGATAGCTGAGGTTTTAACGTGCCAGAGTTAAATAGAGTAGGAGTAGAGTTATGAAAGTCAAAAGAAGATAGTACATGATAGAACTCAATAGCGGCTGTAGTAGGATCATTCTCTACACCCTTCAGCGTTAACCCCATAGCTACTCGCATATAGAAGTGCTGTGGTAACTCTATTACCATATCCGTTTGTATATCTCTGCGGAAGTATCTGTCAGACAAGATGGATAAACCCAGGTATGTAAATTGGTAATCATTCTCTGGTGTAATAGCAGCTTCTAGCTTTGAGTAATCAAACTTGTCATCTAGTAACTCGGGATCTAAGCCACCTACCCGTACACCTTTCTCTATGTAGGAGCGCAAGGATGGGTACTCCAGATTACCGCCAGTGACTTGCTTGAACAAGTGCAGTAGTAATAATCGTGCAGCTACATAGTGCCAATTATAGTGATATTTGATCTTATCCGCAGCAGTCAATATCAAGGTCTTCTGAATTTCTGAGGTAGGCATACCCTCATAAAACGTAATGTGCGAGTCAGTCTCTAGCTCTGACTGAGATACTCCGTCTAATCCTTCACATGCGAAAGCGGCATGTTCATGGATCTTGTCGATATCTAACTCTACTAATCTACCATTAGATTTTAAAACTTGCATTTACAATTTCCTCTAAGTGTTATATGTTACCGCTATCTATATAGCGAGTTGTTACTATGTCTACTATCAAAGCCGTACTTGGCATATCAGAGTCCGAATTCGTTGGGCTAATGGAATCTAACTGTAACTTAAAAGCTGCATGTAGCGGGTATGCTGCAGAGCTTATTGCTAAGACAGCCATGGAGAGAGTGCCAGGGGTCATTGAAGTTGTTAAGATGTCTGATCACGATAGAAGCCATCGATATGATTTCCTAGTTAGAACACAGCAGCGTGACATAAGAGTGGAAGTAAAGAGGCTGACTGATTCAGCATCTGGCGTCAAGGTCGCTAAGAATTATAGATCTACGATCGAGGTGGCCGGACATCGTATTTATACGAATCAACTTCCGAGAACATCTTATGATGTGCTATGTATTGTAACTCCGAATGGGGTTGTGTATATGAAAACTTGTGATATACCTATTCATGGTAATTATAAAAAGTACCCAGAAGAAGTAGCATCCATGCTACTACCTAGATTTTTAAAATCTAATGTTATTACTGAGCAAGCAAGCAGCGATTTTCCACTGACTTAATAGTAGATCTACGGCCATTATCCGCCACGATCTGGGCACGGGTCATCATATGGCCGCAGTCATCCGCCGCTAATAATAATTTAGATACGCGACCGCGCTTAATGCGACCTGATACTGCATAGGTAACGATAGAGTTTACGGTAATAGGATTACGGTTCATATCGAGAATGGAGATCATAATAGATTCCTCAGTGATGTTTATGGATGTAGGGATAGTAGGCTAGACAGGCAGCATCCGCTTCATGGTCGCTATTAAATGAATCTGAAAAGAGGCACTCAGCAGCTGCCAGACTAAAGTCCTTATCTAACTTACGGGACGGAGCAGGATTCTTAAACCCTTTCGTCTTGACTAAATATTTACATAATTCACTCTTCCAGTCAATAGCTCTCCGTAAAATTATTTCTGAATCATCTCCCTGACCTAGTATTAAGGCGCCGGTCAGCATAAGTATTTGTTCCGAAGCAGGATTCTCCTTACCGCTGTAGGTTACGTATCGCTCCAGACACAGCTTTTCTGATGAAAAAATTCCAAAACTATTTCTCAAATACTCGACCGTCCCGCAGATCCCTCTAGTAGAAGGGTTCATGCTGCCCTTCTCCAATATCAGCGGTGTTCCATCTTCGCCTATGCGTATCTTCGCAAATCCCAAGTTAGTCCACCCAGGATCTATTCCTGAGTATATGTGCGTGTTACACATTGTTACAATACTCTTATATAAAAAATAAATAGGTAAACAGGGCCTTGTGGGCCCCGTCTATTTCTACCTACTCAGCTTGTGGCTGAGCGATAATAGGTAGCAATGATTCTGCAACCATTGCACCTACTGCTCTAGCTTCATCCCGGGTTACTCGCTTAGACGGATCGCGTCTAGGGTCAGCTACTGCACGAACTATGGCACTAGCCACGTTAGTGGCAGGGCTTTTACCTTCTGCTACCTTTCTGACGTGTATCTCCTCTCTATCGACCGTGATAGATTTCGGGGCTTCCACCCCTACTTTAACAGGACCTCTACTACTCACGATTTGAACAGTAATTGTCTCACCAGACTCGGTAGTGATAATAAGACGTTGGCCTACGGTACGAGTCAAAATTAACATCATTGTCTCCAGGAATTTTACATATTAATAAACCTCCACAGCTAGTACTTATACCTCAATTATTCATAATCTCTAATAGCGACGCCCACTGGAAACTCGGGAACACCCCTCTCGGTATAGTCAAAGAATCGTACTGTAAGATACTTGCCTATCTGAGAGTCGGCTATACGTAACAACTCTTCGTTATCCTCATACGCGCCCTCCATCTTCACATCAAATCTCTCGCCACCGACTGTTTGGCAAGTAAAGATGGGTATATTGGAATCCTTACCTGTACCTGCTCTATATCCTACTATCTCGAACTCCTTATCCATGAAGCTCTTGTATTTAAGTAAGTCAGAGCTTCTAAACCCACAAGTATACATACCGGTAAGTCTACGAAGCATCATACCCTCAAACCCCTTACTCTCTAGCTCGGCCAACATAGCATCTCTGTGCTCCGCAGAATTCAAAGGGAAGCAAGGCACTTTGAATATGCCCTCAGGTAGTGCATCGGGAGAAGGGATTAGATTATACCTATCCTTGAAAGGCAGCTCAGTATTTACCACGTCGAAGATGTGAAAACTTAGCTTGCTCTCTTCTTCTGATTTGATATTCACTGAACGCCGGACTAGGCCGGATATCTTCTGCAGACGCATACCGTGACAATATATCTCCCCATCCATTATGATGGAGGACTTTTCCAATATTGGTTTCAAGGAATTTTTTAGCTGATTCAGACCTACGATCTCTTTCCTCTTCTTGGTGAAAAGCTTGACGCTCCCATCCATCCAGAGCGCTGAACAGCGCACTCCATTCAACTTCGGCTGCCCCACCCAATACCCCGGATCTAATCTCGAAAGAAGTGTCGATTTGTCGCGTAAATTGTTGGAGTACATTAGTAGAGGGGCGACCATATCGCTGTGTGTAGGCTCCTTCGTAAGACGATAGCCGTCTCTCAGCTTCTTCGAGATCAGACCCTGCCAGGAGACCCCGCACACCTGTATGTGTGGTCGCCCACATACTTGAGAACTTATCGACCCGTCTTCGTATTTCCTTAAGATAAGCTCTGTGTTCTTGCCACTCTTTAGACTCTTGTATAAGATTATCTGTGAAACTATATTCATATTGGATACCTAAAAAACCCATATCGTTAGTAAAGCTTGCAATCTTAAAAAGAGGCCTAGCATCATACCCCGTAGGTAGAGGGTGATAAATAGTGGTGGTGCACAGCCCTCTGATATAGTTACTCATAGTGTACTCCAATGAATTGATGGAGGGGCAGTACGATGATATGTGGGTATATATACTTCCCCGTTAGTTACGCCTAGTATTCTGAACTCACTCCCACATAGAGTAGTAGCGTATATACTATTATCATATCTGCAATATATGCTTTCTCGCATGGCGCCACGTGCTTTATCCGGATGGAGAACAAATGCAGTTGCAGTATCCCTAGAAATATTCATTATCGCACCTCCAAGCATGTGTGAGAGATTCTTCTCGTGAAAAACAGGGTATACGTAATTCCCCATCGCTTATATCTAGTACCTTGAGAATGGCGTTAGAAGTGGTTGTACCTTCGGATACAAGTACCTCATGGATAGAGCGATCTGATGCCGTAGACATTTTCAACCCATACCGCATTACTAGGGTATGATACGCCGGAATGCTTTGATAAGTGGTATTAGTATCTCTGGTCATATTCATTATAATTCTCTCCAACTGTGATATGAATCTGGATAGGGGCCGCAGAGCTCGACTATACCACTGTCTAAACAGATATCGAATATTGGGCAAGTGTCACTCTCTGGTAGATCTATAGACAAAGATCTAAATCCCATGCTTACAAATACATACTCTGAAGAATCTTCCATGTACAGGTATGGGTGGCTATTATAGAGATCCTCCATATCCTGGACTAAGGCGGATCTAATTGTTTCTCTAGACGGATTCATTACAAAACACTCCAAGAAGTAGGTGGAGGCACATCTTCGCAATACATGCAAATATTCAACTCACCGTCTCCTACGGTCAGTTGACATGTCTGCGTATTTATAGATAGGTATACAGAAAAGCTGTATACGCCCTGTATGCGCGGCTGAGCAGGATGCTTCAAGCCCTCCGTAATATTATTACCGCAATAGGCTATGGATAAATCTCTGGTTACATTCATTATAAATCCCTCCAGGGGTGATTGTCTAAATACGTCACCACGTTGAGAACAACTTTTCTCGCAGAGCCAACCTCGTACATAATCCATGTATCCCCGTGATAGTGCCACATATACCAGTTAAAAGTATTAGAGATATGCACTTGCGGTAAATGAGTAGGTATTAGTGACCAACTAGAACTCACTATAGAATTCTGAAAATCTCTAGTCATGTTCATTAACGTTCCTCCAAGAAAGGCATCCCTGCCTGTTGATAATTACTAGGCTGCTAGTAAAGCCTCGCATTCTTGCTGGCTTATACCACGATATACCTTGCTTAAGGATGCTCCCCAGTCGTAACCTATCTCGGCATCAGTACCTATGGGGAAATCTAGCCAATCAAAAGTCTCCACTGGCCAGTCGTCCATGCAGTAGAAGCAGAGCTCAATAGCCTCCGCTATATGGTCTTTTCTAACATAACATTCAATGCTGTCATAGACAGTACAGACCACGCCGCCCCATCCTCGTCGGCGAAGCTCCTCATCCACTTTGGCGAATGCCATCAAGCCAAGAGTAGATGCTGGTCCTTGGATACTTACATTCTGACTGTTACGTAATGCTGCGTTATACGCGGCTGTTTTCTTAAAAATAGGAAGTGTTCCATATTCCATCTTACGTTGACCAAACGGAGAGAATACGAATTGGTTCTCTATGGCCATCCTATGACAGTTATTAACGAAATCCTTGATACCAGGATATATCTTGAAGTATGAATCAACTAGGGATTGGGCCTCCTCTTTTGTAATGCCTAATAAATCTGCTATAGCTGCTACGCTAGATCCATACAAAATTCCAAAAGTTACTGACTTCGCAGCCTGGCGAAGCTTCTTATAGCGTTTAAAGGTAGCAGCGAGAGCACTATCGGTTTTTAGCATATCCTTGCTGGATTCCAATACATGATGCATTTCCTCGTATGTCAGCCCATTTATCAATGAAGCTGTATACGTGTGAAAATCCTTACCTTCCTTGATAGCCCGAAGCATAGCAGGGTCTTTACATCTAGCAGCCAATACCTTCACTTCACAAGAACTAAAGTCCAAGGTAAGAAAGACATGGTCGGGAGGTGCTATATAAAGACTACGAATATCGTAGGGAGGACAGCTATCCGGTCTTGGTAGATTTAACAGATTAGGGTTACTAGACGATATTCGATGAGAGGACGTTCCGTGGAGATTATACTCAGGGTGTATTCTTCCGTCTGGCTTTAGGAAGTCCTCTATGTATGTAGCTATAAAGCTATTATATACACTGGCGACGTTTTTTCGCCGGTTCATATCCTTGAGCCAAGAAAGATCATACCTATCAGATAGCATATCCAGCGCATCTGAATCTACGGAAGAGTCACCGCCTTTCGTCTTCTTAGGGCACTCCAATCCATGCACGTTATATAGAATATTAGCAACTTCAGGACCAGATGCTAAGTTAAATCTCCTGCCTACACCAGAGAAAATCTTCTCCTCCAGATTCTCTAGCTCTTCATTCATTTGAAGAGCCATTCTTCGATTTCCTGCTACGTCATATAGCATACCATCTACCTCCATGTTGACTACGAACTCCAAAGCCCGTGCTTTTACATTAACGAGCTCACTCAGTACAGAGGGTGCTTTTATCCTACGCTTAAGTCCAGATCCATAATAAAGCGTATAGTCAGGAGTAGCACTTATGTCTGACCACATTTTTTTTAATATATCCAAAGTAACAATGGCATCCACGCCTGCATATGCAAAAAGCCTTTCTATCGGCAAATCCTCGAAAGTCTGACCGGCTGACAGTTTTGACACGTTAAAATATTCCTACAGAGTTAGTAATAAGAGGGTTAGTCAATGGATATCAATACCGCTGCTGCAATATGCGGCACAGCCGTTTCGATAGCAGCTCTCATCTGGGGTATCGTATCTTGTGGCTTTAAACAGTCTAGTGATGAAAAACTCTCTGCCAACGATAGGCTCGAGGCTATCGAACAGTGGAGAGTTTCCATAACAGAAGATATTGAACGTCTCCGACAAGATATCAATCATGTCAGAGAAATCAGCGATATTAAAGATGCGGCTGCCAACGAAAGGCTTACAAGAATGGAACAGAAGCTCGATGAGCTGCTGGACCTTTTGATTTCTCTAGTTAGTGACAGAGATTAGCACTTCGTCTACATCTAGGAGCTCTGAGGTGTATGAAACCCATACACCGTCCTGGGTAGTGCAAATTACCTTAATGATACCCATAGGCTTTATACCAGTAATTTCAAAACCACTGATTACAGAATCCAACGTACTTGTACTATAGACTCCCGTCAACATCTTAACAGTGTAAAACACATCAGACCCTGATAGAGGGGAGTTCTGCAATGCCTCGGTAGCTACGGTACCTTGTAATACATACGTAGTTATATCCGTCGATGTGAATGGGTTACCAAACTCGTCAAATGGGTGATACGCTAATGGGTCTGTTGTATATACATAATATACTGCAAACGCCCTGCTCATATCCACCCAAGCTATGTTAGCGGGAATGCCATTCAAGGAGATAGGTAATGTGTAATCAAACTGAGCCATTTATAGGTACCTCAAGTATAATAGGTATTTTTATACCTTTATAGCAATTAATCGTAGTATTTATCTTAACAACATTTTCGTCTATGAAAATACGATGTCCGGATAAATCACAGTGGGAGGGGAAGCTTCCATTATTAACCTTCTCCGTACCTGGGCTCGGTATATTGACACGTATAGCCTTGCGCACCCCGTCTAGAGTAGGTGTTGATTTGCAGGATACTAAGTACCCCCGTATAGTATCTAGTACGACCTTGTTCCAGTATAGTCTTAAGGCTTCCGTTATGATGCACGCAGAGGTATAGTCTGCCCTATCTTCGCTTATTGTTTCTTGAACTAGACAAGTAAGATCTATCATATGATGACTAGTAGATGGCGTCGGGGATGCCACGACGCTTCTAGAGTAGCCATTTGGATCATCGGATTGTATACCGTGCATATTACGCTGCAAGTGCTGTAGAGTATCTATGGCGAACTCATAGCCGCCCAGAAAGGCGCTATATGCTTCTCTAGGCAGGCCTAGTACATTCATTCGCTCATCCATACCCTCAGAGTAGGCAGATGGTCGCATCTCTCCATATACTGGAAGGGATCTAAGCTGGTGTATTAAATAGCTAAATCTAGAGGTAAAGGCGGATAATATCATTATATTGCACCTAACATATTCATGGAATGGGATTGTTTATAACGCAGCGTCTCGCTGGTTGAATGAAAAAACACCTCCAAGCGTATCACTATGATATCCCCATAGTCTCGTATCCTCTGTATCTCCAATCGCAGATCTCTCACATCAGGATCATGCGCCACTAGTCTATCCATGCCCTTCCTTATCAAATGTGCATCCACTACGTAGGGGTCGGCATTATCTAAAAGGTACCGCTGACGTATAGCATCCGTAATATTGCGACAGAGCCCATTTAATACAGGGTGTAGATCACGGGCGAGCATATCATCTAGTAAAGACAGCATATAACTAGCTCCTGCTAGAAAATCCGGAGAGCCGTCCCGTGGCAACTTATCACTCAGCTGCTGCAAGATTACTCTGTTCATGCCTGATCCTCCATAGTACTTAATGCATAAGCCAACCCTTCGTAGAATTCTGGAGATTTACCCTTAGGCGCATCTATGCGGCTTACTATACCATGTGTCAGTACACTAGTGCCTAGCAGTCCAGCATGATCCATAGATACTAGCGAACCCTCACTACTCGATATGCTCATAAGAAGTATCCTCTTCAATCGGTTGATTTTCAAATAATAGGTCTTCATATCCACCCAGTCCAGATTCGGGTATCCAATCCCATACTGCTTTCTTTAATCCATAAGTACCTTGCAATCCACTGCATAAGGAATGAAGAGCGTACAGTGTATCGAACTTGTAATTCACAACTTTGGTGTGCATGACTACCCTCGTATACTTCAGGTCAAATTTACCATGGTGTCCTACCTTAGATACACTAGCCTCTAATACGCTACGTACATATGGCCACGCTTCGTCTGGATTCACCCACACGTTATCTCTATGCCACAGAGGTATTACATATCCCCTACATAGGTCGTCTTCATGCCTATACCCAAATTGCATGCATAGAAATTTAGCATCAGGAGCCCAAGGATCTAGGCCTGTTGTTTCCGTATCCCACGATATGATCTTAGACTCGGGCATAGTGCTTAGGGTACGGCACAACTCCCTTACTTCATCAATGGTCCTGAGGACTTTAATCTGATCGGTATCCACTAGGTGCTGTATGGTTAATCTTGGATCAGAATGCTTAATGCCTCCTAAAGCTGCTCTGCGTGCCTTGTAGAAATCTCTCTGTATTAGCGCATAGAAATCATCACCCCAAAATGCGCCTGATGCTGATTGACGAATCATAGTGGTGACTTTAGGGTGGAGAGTGACTACGACAGGTATATTATTCCAGTAGTGTATTTCACTGATATTGTTCTTCACTGATAGTTTTAGATCCAACCCCTTCAGACAAGACGTAGAGGTAGCTATAATAACCCTCGGGTTAGCTGATAAGATTTCCTGCTGAGCATAGGAGAAGCAAGGCTTAGTAGCTGTTACCGTTAGAGGTTTATTATGCGATGCAGGGGGCCTGCATTTCAATCCATAGACTATCTTATAGCTCAGACCGGGACAGTGATGCGCCATCATATGATCAATCATATTCTCATATATAGAGTCTATCTGAGCACCAGATTTGAATCTCTCATCTTTAGATTTCTCACCTACTAATATAACTACATCTGCTCGACTATTATCTATATCGACGTCTTGCGGGCATTTGGCAGTATGTGCCTTACATACTAATCTACAATACCTAAAAGAAACTAAAGAGAAGTCTTCCTTCTCTCGTATAGCAGAGGCTACGGAAGGAGTAGCCTTCCCTAGCTGCTCTACCTTATCATACAACTCATCTAGAGTAAGCGTCTGGATTCTTGCCATATAGACATTCCTCTTTCAATAAACAGGGGTATTAACTCCAGCCATTTCGTCAAAGAGACTTTGGCGTGGCCATCAATAAAATATACACCGCGCAAGTGCAACATCCAATGTACACTACCATCGATGTCAATAAATGGCTCCGAGCCTAGGCCAGAAAAATCCGGGATATGTATACATACCAAAGGGCCTTTGTTAGATATACGTACATGTCTACTCATAATCTACTCCAAGTAAAGGTATTCCACTATCTTATACCTCGATTTGATAGCAAATTTAACACCTTGGCCAATATTACTGGCCAGAGGACAGTAGCTGGTCAATATGGAAAAGACGGTATAGGCCTACAGCCGCAAGGCTTCTGGGTATGTTTGGGACAGTTGGTCAGTAAAAAGTAGGAAGATATTAATAAGGGATAGCAGAGCCTCCCCTATAGATATAAT